CTACCATAGTGCTGTTCATAGGTTTTATCAACATACATTTGTAGTTTTTTAAATACTACATCTTCTTTAAACTTATAGTTCACCAATCAGCTCCTCCAGAGCGCTATATCCGCCAATATATTCTCCATCTTTAATTATTTGTGGGAAGGTTCTCGCACCCGGAAATTTCTCTCTCATCTCATCAAATCCATAGTCTATATTTAATTCTTTATATACTACTTCAAATCCTTTTCTTTCTGCTAAACCTTTTGCCATATCACAATAAGGGCAGTTATCTTTTCCATAAATCTCTATCATCTTGCTGTAATCCTTTTTTCATAATCAGCATAATCTTCGTTCCACCAGTCAGGTTTTTCACGATGTGACCAAGCTGCAAATGTTGCTTTGTCTAGATGGTAATAATCACGATAGCTTTGTATCGGATTATCATAATCTTTTAGTTCATCTGGCATTGCCAGTCCAAATGTTGTAAATCCTACACGAGGTAAATTCTTTGGGTCAGGTAGTTTATTTACTACTTCTTCTACTGATTTGTGTAATTTTCCATAACGATAATGGTATTCATCATTCAATGCATTAGCATAGCAATGAACCCATTCATGGTTATCCAATGACTCTCTTGCCCAGATTGTGCAAGGATGATTGTACATCATTGGTAGGTAGGGGTAGGGACGTTCCTCAAGAGGTAAGTGTTTGATTTCAGCTTTTGCTTTATTCATCACTTCACGTTCTTCTGCGTTAAGAGCTCGAGGAACGAACCCTAATAATTCATCTATCCATATAGTAGTGCATAAGATTTGAGCAGCCTCAAGCGGCATCTTGACAATATGTTTGTCAACATGATACTGGGCTGCTTTATCTAAATCTTCGTCTAAGTAGAATAAATTCATTTATGTCCAACATTTATATTCTTTACATTCACCTGTTTTTGTATCTACGGATTTACCACAGATTTCGCAGTTATCAATATACCAAGTCTCAAAGGAGTTGGTTTCAGAGTTCCACATTTTACAGGTTTTTCTATCCATAATTTTTTTCATAAATATATTATACTAAAATTATAAACATATGTCAAGAACTATTTTTTGGTTACTTTGAATTTATCTTATCTTTTGCTGTACCAGCATAGAGTCCAAACCAAGCAGCTCCAGCACCTACAATCACAGAAATTAATCCTGATTGTTCCATTGTGGGGTCTGGTAAGTCCATAAACCACATTGTAGCGTAGTATAATAAAAAGATATATACTGATAAGAAAGCTCTTGGAAATATTCTCCAAGCATCAATCATATTCGATAAAAATATCCAACGCTGCCAAGGATTGTCAGGCGCTTTATTCGCTTTTAGTTCAGCAATTTCAGATTTGAGACTGCTGTTTTCATTTACGAGTTCCATAAACTTACTTAAGTCTATTTCTACTTCGTTTCTTGATAAATCTCCGCTGAACCTTTCATCAGCCATTTCCTTTATCCTTAGCTTTGCCTATATTAAGTGCTAATAAGTCTATAAATGAGTATAATTTAGCAATCATAGCATCGTCCTTTGGTGTCGGTGTTGACGCCGCAATTAAACTTGCAATTGTTACTATTAAAGTAACTGTGCTGACTATTTCCATTATCATAGTTATCTCCGTTTCCTAAGAAACCTCGCTCAATAATCTGAGCTTTTGTAAGATACGATAGAGTTTAAATTTATATCCTCCCATCGTTCTTGGTCAAGCCTAAAACAAACGATACTTTCTGAGCTCGATTGATTTACTCTCGAATTTGTTAGCGACTCCTTCAATGTACAAGGAATCGTGTATTCTTTGTTTGATACCATAGATACAAATGTAATATCTACTATATCATTTTTTAATAATTCTTTTAGTTCTGCGAACATTATTTACCCCTGCTCTTTTAGCATCTGCGAGAACACTTGCTTCTCTAATTAACCAACTTCTATCACTAATAGGTTTGAGCATCCATAAAAAATCATTCTTTTCCATTTTCTAACTCTGCTACTCTATCTTCCAAATATTCAAGCCAATCTTCTATTTCTTCAAATCGTCCTTGAACTACTGGATTTCTGTCAAAAAACTTAGCACCTTTATTCATTACTCTAAAGTAATGCCAGTCTTTGAAAAATTGTATTAATTTATTCCACACTTTTTAGTGCTTCGGGGTCTGTTACTTTTTCATAATATACTACTACTTCTTTTAGTTCTGTAATATATCTTTTTAATTCTTGCATATTGTAGGACATCAACTCATAATCTGGTATTGACATTGCTACAAATACTACTTGCCCGTGTTCTTTTGTTAATCTTTCGTGAAACTCATCAATGTTTTTATCACTAACAACATACCACATAGGCTCTTTCAAGTCTATCTCTCTTGGTAGAACAGGTTGGGTAATAATCCTGTCCATTGGCTTTGCTGTTACTTCTATCTGTTTAGTTGGGATTAGACTGCAACTCGACGCCATCATCAAGGCTATCAATGGTGCGACTAATTTCTTCGATTGAATCAAATACATCTTTTGTTCCTTTATTTATTCTTGGTTCTAGCAGTCCAGGCTTTGCTGCTGCTAATTTTGTTAAATTATGTCTTTTGAAAATGTCTAAATATCTATTCATTTCCAACTGAGCTTCTTGTGACTTTTTCTGTAAGTCTCCAAGTTGTTGTGTTTGCAATGCAAAATCGTTCTGCATTGTTTTAATTGCTTCTTCTTGTGTAGCAACTGCACTTTCAAGTGCCATATTATTTGCTGTAAGTATTTGATTTTGTTGGTATAAATAATAACTTCCTAACCCTAATACTATAATAATTGCTATATAAAATTGGTTCATAGTTGTGTTATCCTATAATTAAGTCCTTCTGCTCCTCGTATTTCTACTAACTCACCTTCTCTTGTAATAAAGGATAAGAACTTTTCTTGTTTTTTAATGAACTTTTTTACTATAAACTCTTGGTCATCTGAATCTCCCCAAGTAGCATTATAACTTACTTTTAAAACGTAGTAAGTAGTGAATAAACTTTTTAACCAATTCCAAAAGGCTATAAGTTTTTCTTTTATAGTTTCAAACTTCATCCCATTTCTTTCCTTCAAATAACAGGGCTTCTGCTTCACGTCTGCGAATAAGTCCTTCTAATACTTTGCCGCCTGCTTTGTTCCATCTTTTCATTTGTGCAGGCACGCCTTCGTAGTCTCCTGAGTTGAGAACTTTGAGCATTGTACTTGAATTTAAATTGCTTGGACCGAGATTGTATGTCCATGATACGAGTGCATCGAACATGCACTGGTCTATTGAGATTGTGACAGCATCATTCACTGCTTTTTCGTACTCCTCTAGTTCTTCTGCTAGTAGGGAATCTGCTATTACTTTTGTTATTTGGTCGCCTGGTTTTACACCTTTAGTGTGACCATATCCAATTGTCCAGACACCTGCTGCACATTGGTAGGCATTAAGTTCTAAGCCTTCGAATTTTTTGATAAGGGCTAAGCCCTCTACTGATATTTTCATATATTTCCTCTTATTTAGAGTGCGAAACTCTCTCCGCACCCGCATTGAGCTGTTGATAATGGAGTATTGAAAACAAATTCTTCTTGTAATCCTTCTACTTTCATATCTATTTCTATTTTTTCAACCATTGATAAGGTTTGAGGGTCTATTGCTATACAATCATAGTATATTGAATCCCCTGTTAAGCTTGGATTATCTTCATAGTTTAAATCCCACTTCCAGCCATTACAACCTGCGGGCTTTACTAAGACACGGACGCCCCACACTTTATGTGAGGCGATTCGTGATTTGATTACATCCAAAGCTTCAGAACTTACTATAATCATAATAACTCCTTTAGCTTGATAGCATACTTAGACAATAGGTGCCATTGCAAACATGCAGGCAAGCATTATTCCTATTAGAGTGGCGCTTTCTGCCATCCTACCAAATGCTGGTTTATTGTCTTTTATTATGCTTTGTCTTAATTTAAGAACTACTGTTCTCATTATTATCTCCTTTTAGAAGATATTAATTTATTTTTAACACCTTCCTCGATGAGTTCGGAGTCCTAGACAAAGCGATTGTTAGTAAGCCGTCTGTTAATTCGACACTGTCTACTTTTAAATCTGCATTTAAAATAAACTTTCTCTCGAAAGATTTAAGACTGAGTCCTTGATG